GAAGTCATATTTTGAGAGAACTGTACGGAAGTTTCGTCAGAGTTCATGAGCCTCGGTACACTGAAGGGGACTTACTACTTATACCTCAAGAAACATGGGTGTTCGGGGTGATATGGGAAACAGGCGTTCTATACGCAAGCGCAAGGCAGGGAAAAGTGGCGTGGTCTACGGTCCAACACTTTACGAAGCTCCATTGCTTCCGTTCGAGAAAGAGTTAATTAAAACAATTGGATTAAATGAAGAAGAGTATAGATATTTTGTTGCTGAAGCAAGAAAGAAGGGAAAAGTTAGACCTGCTGGATATGAATTAATTCCTGATATTCAGGCAGGATCAGCAATTGCCGTTGAAGGAACACTTACAATCCTGGGTCAGATTTTAGTAGGAGTTACGTTAACGGCTGTCTCGATGATGTTGCAGCCAAAACCAAAATCCCCTGGTGCGATAGATCGCAGAACTTTAGACAGTCTTACAGGTAGAAATCGTTTTACTCCAACAACAGGTTTTGAAAGTCAAGCGGAATTAGCTGATTATGGAAAACCTATTCCTATTATTTTTGGTCGTTATCTTGATATTGAAGAAACAGGAGGAATATTAGTTAGCCCTCCTTTGGTTTGGAGCCGTATGTTCAGTTATGGCTCTCAGCAAGGGGTCAAGTTAATGTTTGTTGTAGGAGAACAAGGTTATCAAGATAGTGCAACATTTGATGGCATAGCACTTCCAGAAGTCAAAGGAATCTTTTTAGGTAACGGTAATTTAGATACTATTTATGATCATACTTTTGCTTTCTATTGGAAGAGGAATACAACAAAATCAGGCTTTTCAAGAATAAAAGCAACAAATCTAGCTTATGGAACAAGGGGAACAGTCAACTCAGGAGACCCAGAAAATAACGATGATATTTTTATGTGTCCTGTTAAAACAGGAATAAACGAGGGGTTCTGTTCTGCTCATAGTCTTAGCAACAATGCTGAATTTGGTTGCTATCAACCTATATTTAATGGAACTGTTTATAAGCTTCCTTGGCGTGTAGTTTCCAACCCTAAAGATAGTACTAAAAGACAAAATAGTTGGGAGAGATTAAAGATTGCAGGTGATGAAAATGGTCAAAGTGAATATGAAAGTGGCGGAGGTGGAGAGTGGCAAAACAAATTAAGAGAATTTGGAATGAGTGGAACAGGCCGAGGATATTGCAGGGGGCTAGGTATTACTTCTTTGAATGAGACACCTGTTTCTAGTAATGACCCAGGATATGAAGAAAGAGTAGTTTCTAAAGATGACGTTATTAACTTTAGTATCTCAGGGAAAAATATTAGACAGGATTTATATGGTGATGAAACTGACAGTGAAAGAGTAAAAATTGATGATATTAATAGTGCAACAGAAGAAGATCGACTTGCTGCTGATGAAGCTCTTCAATTAGGAGAGACTTTTATGATTGGTCTCACAACTTGGCAGGTAATAGCAAGACCAGAGGAACCTTGGAAACCACCTTCTGAAAACAATAATGAGGATACGGATGATGTAAATGTCAGGCTTAAGTGTATAGATGTTCCGTCAGATGAAAGCCAAGCAAGAATTGGCATAGTAAATGCTGATGTTATTCATGTAACTAATAAGGGCTATTTTAAAGATTTAATAGACAAAGAAGGGACTGAGGATGATACTTCTGCACCTGGGGCAGCCTTCTATCCGTTAATGAAATCTTCACTAGGAATAGTTAGAAATACTAGACCATGTGAAGTAACAGAAATAGGACTTAGATCCAAAGTTTTTCAACGGTTGTCGGGTGTAACAAATTTCCAAACAATACCGCAACCACAAGAGTTGATCAACATGGATAATGATGAAGTGTTAATAACTTCAGGTACAAACACGTCATATATTAAACGAGCTTCTGTTTTCTCTGTTGAGGTTAGAAAAGTAGGATCTGGTAGTGATACTTGGAATCCCTTGAATCAATTGTTTGCAGTTGTAGGTAATAAACCTGTAGATCAATATAATTATATTCGTTTTGTTCAACCAGAAAAAGGAATCTACGAATATAGGTTTGTTCCTAGAAATGGAGCGAATTTAAATGATATTTCTACAACAGAAAGAGTCGTTGTTTTAGGGACAACAAATGTTGTTACAGGTACTCTTTACACTCCTGATGGTTCATTTACCTATACAACAGCAGGAGTAAGAAAAGACCTGTTAGAACTAAGAACTAATAAAGAATTTTGTAATGAAGCAAGTTCAACAGTTTCAACACCTGGAACGGGGAAGCCTACAAGGGTAGAAGTTGTTACACGCTTGCCTGATTCTGGGGTAGAAGAAGCTGAAGTTACTGCCGTAACGAAAATAGATATGTATTCAAATCCTCTAGGGGCAACTATTGGACGGATGGGTGCTTTCTGTTGGCAATTGTTTGGACAAGCAACTGCTACAAGTGCTGATACAAAAACAAGTGCTTCAGTTAGGGAAACGCTTACTGATGGGAGATGGGTAAGGATTAAATATACCGCTGGCAAGATTGCTTTAGACGCAAATCATCCAAGTGATGAAGACTTTGCTTATAACATTCACACTTATGAAGTAACAGATAGTTCCAGCGGATTTGACTACGGAGCTGAATTTACAGTTATTAAAGACCTTGATAGCGGCAATCCTTTTAAAGACGCTGATTCAGTAACAATGACTAAAGCAGGAATAAAGTTTTCAGTTGCAGGCATTAATGCTACTAACAGTATTAAAGGCAGAGTACAAGCTTACTTGTATGAAGCACTTGGAAATCCTGCTAGTTATGCAAATTCAACAAGAACAGTAGATATTAATGGTTCTGCTAATGGAAAAAATATCAGATTAAAACTAACTGCTGAAGCAAATAGATGGGATGCACTGCCTAATTATGACGATCAAAATCCTCATTGGTCAAGGACAGAATATCATTGGGGTAATCATAGATTTGAGGTTGACCAGTCAAATACTGACGCAGGTTGGTCCGTTGGAGATACCTTTGAAATAACAGTATCAGATCCGACTAATCCTTATTGGAATGATAGTGATGGAGGGTTTAGATTTGGCAATAGATTTGTTATTGCAGGCAACAATGAAGCAACTGTAACTTCAGCAACATTCAATGCACAAAGATACTTTGAAGGGCAAAGTCAGTATTCAGATATTAGTTTTTATGATGGAGTTGAAAAATCAAATGACGGAAATCCAGAACATACCATTACTTATGTTAATGAGTCTTTAGATAATCCTGATGATGATCCTCCTTCTTATGACAAGTTAACAACAGCAGGACTTGCATTAAAGGCAAGTAGAAGTTTTTCAGCAATAGATCAAATAAGGTTCTGGCTAAAAGAGGGTATTCCAGTAAAAAGATGGCATCCAAGTCTGACAACTGCTTATGGTAATTCAAATACAAATGGACCCAGCAATCTATTGACTGACCTTGTTTACTATTTATTAACCGATCAAGTAGCAGGAATAGGCAATTCTTTTAATCCATCTGTTTATAATGACTCTTTAATCAACACAACGGATTTAATTAATACTTCTAAATTCTTGTATGAGAACAAATTGTTCTTTGATGGGGCATTAGATCAAGCAGTAAATATCAGGCAATTCATAGCAGATACAGCACCTAATTTCCTTTGTAATTTTGTTATTAGTAATGGTAAATTTAGTTTAAAACCTTCTTTGCCTGTTACTTCTGGAGGAAAAATTGACACAAGTGCAGTAGTTATTAAACAGTTATTTACTGCTGGCAATATTCTTGAGGATAGTTTTAAATTAAGTTACTTAGATGCTGATGAAAGGAAACCTTTTAAAGCAGTTGTTAGATACCGAGAAGCAAAGAAGAATGAACTTCCAGAAGAAAAAGCTATTATTGTTAGATGGAAAGATACAAATGATACTTATGATCGTAATTATGACCCTGTTGAATCCTTTGATCTGACTTCATATTGCACAAGCTTGAATCATGCGAAATTGGTCGGTAAGTTTTTCTTATCTATAAGGAGAAGAGTGACTCATACTGTTGAATTCTCCACTGTTGTCGATGATTTAATTCTTGGTCCTGGTGACTACATCAAGGTAATAACAGAATCAAATCCATATAGTTCAGCAAAGAATGGAACTATTAATGCTTCTGGAGTGATAACGAGTGCAAGCACTTTTAACGCAGGAACCTACTTGATTACTTACTACAAGACGGGATCAGAGGACGTGCAAGAAACAACGATGACGGTGCTTTCAAATGGAACGGTTGAAGATTCTGCTTTATATAGTTCTGTTTTCACTGTTCAAGATGTCAAAAATAGTGAGAATGTCTATCAAGTTGAACAATTGATGATTAACGAGGACAATACAGTGCAAATCACAGCCTCTCATTTTCCTTGTAATGACAGCCTGTCAAGTCAGATAGCTCTGGACGTTACAGGTAATAATTACAATGTTGAAGGTAACTTCTAATGGCTTTTCCTACGCTCACTCCTAGCTCAAGAAATTTCTCGCCAGGGGACTTCCCTGTTAAAAAATTCAGATCCCAATCAGGATCAGAGACAAGGATTTTATATGGATCAAAAAGGACAGGGATGAAGCTTTCTTTAAAATATAAGAATATTAGCGATGCAAATGCTGAGTTATTTCTTGATGATTTTGAAGCTCAAAAAGGAACCTATACAGCTTTTGCTATTAATGAAGACTTGAAAGGAGGATGGACAGGTAATAGTGATGCGTTAGACAGTAGCGATAAGTGGCGTTATGCCTCTCCTCCAAAAGTTGATCAAATTAAACCAGGTGTTAGCAATGTGAGTGTTGAACTCTTAGGAGTCCTTTAAACTATTGAGGAGATGATTTTCTAATGGCCAAGGCATACACAGGAAGAGACGGCTCACTTCGATTAAGTGATGTCGATCAAGTGAAGGTGATTGATTGGAGCTTGTCTGCTTCGTTGGAGACATTGGAGACGACTGCGCTTTCTGACAAAGTGCGCTCTTACACTCCAGGCATTCAATCTTTTTCAGGTAGCGCGACTCTTCTTTATTACAAGCAAGATGACGGATCAAATGATGCGAGTGCCTTACTAAGGAACTTGGTGAGAACAAACACTTCAACTACAGATCCTTCTACCGTCACTTTGACGTTGCGTTTGGCGGATGGCTCCTCATATAGCGATGTAAAATTCAATGCCTATTTGACGAGTGTTGAAATATCAGCAAGGCCAGGCGATACGGTTAAAACAAGTATTAGTTTTCAAGTGACAGATGGACTTTCTGAGGCAACCTTCTAACAATGTCTATATATCTTGGCACTCATGGTCGCGTTGAACTTCAAAGAACATTTGGAGGGCGTGAAATTGTCACGACAATAAGTGCTAATGAAGTTGTTTCTTCAAAAAAACGACTTGGTTTTGATTTAGCAAGTCAAGGAGATACAAGCGAATTGATAACAGGAGATCAATTAGAAATAAGAGCTGATAGCAATCTTGTTTTTATTAGTGGTTATACAGGAGTCAAAAGCGCAAAGTTTTTTATCAATGTCGATGAATTAGGAGGTATTCGTCTTTATGCGACATTTGCTCATGCTGTTACTGGTGGAACATCTAATGCAACGTCTTTGGTAGATCAATCCTCTGGTTGGTCTTTAGATGTTCGTTTTACTGTTCAAAATGCTGTTCATAGAATTCTTGGACAAGTCAGTTCGTATGAATTAAATACCAATGCTGAGTTGGTAGATACAACAGCTTTATCCGATTCTTTTAGGTCGCAATGGGGTTCTCTTTTGTCGGGATCGGGTCGTATTACAAGCTTCTGGGATTATCGAGATACAGAGGGTAGTGGTGAATATGAGTCGGCTCAATATTTGCATCAACTCGTTTTAAGGACAGAGGTAGGAAGTGAATTTAATGCTCATTTTTACTTGAAGATTGATGGATATGACCCTGGTGGGGGTGGCGCAGATATCGCTAACGATGTTGTTTGGTATGACGTAAAAGGTGTTTTAACAGGAACGGCTATTTCTTTTAGGACAGGTGGTCTTGTCGAAATGACTGCTGATTTTGTAACAACTGGGGAGATTAAATTGAAGGTAATGACTTCCACTGAATACAAACTTCTACAGGAAAACACCGACTTTATCCTTCTCGAACAGGACTCTTCAGCTAACCTGTTGATTGAAAGCGACTAACGAGTAGGCATGGCTAACGCAAAAATTAGTGCTCTTAATGAAGTCACTGGTTCTAACCTGGATGATGAGGACGTTCTAGCGATTGTTAATGCGACTGAAACTAAGAAGGTCAAATTTAATGAGCTGATTAGTACGGCGGGATTAAACAAATTAAGTGGAACGCCAATACCTTCGGGAAAGATTAATTTTGCCAGTGGATCTATTGCAGCGGGGAAGCTCGCGACTGATGCCGTAGTCACTGCCAACATCGCAGCGGATCAAGTAACAGCGGCAAAGCTAGGAAACGATATTGCTAAGATTCAAAGCGGCACTAG